GAGGATCCTCGTCACGTTGACCGCTTCTTTCACCACTGGACAGGCCAGCTGGGCCAGCCTCCAGATGTTGACCTTTGGACCGCTGTGGGCTTCGACCATGGAAGCGGGCCAGGGAAACAGACTGCCGTGCTGGTGCAGGTGCTCGATAGGGGGCCGATGGCCTATCCTAGCGTCTATGTGCTGGCAGAGTGGGCAGACGAAACAGGAAAGCAGACCCCCAGGCAGGATGCAGAAGCCACCCTGCAGATGCTGGCACGCTGGGGCCTGCAGTGGGCGCACCTGGATGATGCCTGTGGGGATAGGGCGCTCACATTTGACCACAGACCGGCTAAGCGCTCAAACATCCAGCTAGCCCGATGGGTGGCCCGCATGACAGGGACCACAGCCCTGCACCCTCCCATCAGAACGGCTAAACGGGGCACAGGCCGTGGTAAGGGCAGTGCAGATGTGCGCAGGCGCTTCCTGCACTATTTGACCGTAGAGCAGGACGAGCAGGGGCACCATTTGCTGACAGTGCACCCAGACTGCCAGCGGGTGCTGCATGCCCTAGATACTTGGGATGGGTCAGACAGGCACCCAGCGAAAGATATTCTGGATGCCCTGTTTTACGCACTTGACCGGTGGACATTCCAGCGCAGAAAGCGCAATCGTGTAACAATCCGCCGCAGCTAGGGGGCTGGCATGCCATCCAGATACGACGATGTGAAACGCAGAGACGAGCAGGCCCGCAGGCAGCGCATCATGGATGGGGAATGGTTGGAGGATGCCTATCGGTATCTGCTGGAGCGGCTAGGCAGCAAGCGTGCCCAGCAGGCATGGGGTGGGCAGCAGATGGTGGATATCTCTACCAACGTGCTGCGCGAAGATGCAGAGAGTAAGGCCACCCTGTATGACAGGCCACCCAGGGTGCGCTGCCTAGTCGATGGGCAGGAAGTGGAGTCAGCCAGCCAGCTGATGGCGCAGCTGCTCGATGGTGCGCAGTGGGCCACACTGATGCAGGATGTGCTGGCGCAGACCATTGGCGTAAATGATTTCTGTATTCGCTACATGGTGCGGGCCACAGACCAGGGGCTGCAGCTCGAGCTGTACCCCACCAGCCCTGCCAGAGTGGCCAGCGCAGAAGCCCTGCCAAACAACCCCAGGCAGCCTGGCATGGTGCGGGAAGTGTGGAGGCTGCCCGATGATTCGGAGGGCTATCGAGTCTGGACAGCCGACAGCACCTATCTAGAGCGGCCAGATGGCAGCATCGTAGAGGGCACAGCAGAAGCCCATAACCAGGGAGCCTGCCCCTGGGTGCTGTATCACATCCATGGCAGGCCCCAGCTGTGGCTGCCCTATCTGCGCAGCGAGGTGGTGCACAGCACTTACAGCCTGGCCATGGCCTATACCTTCCTAAACCATAATCTGTTCGAGGCCAGCTGGAGCCAGCGCTTCACAGTCAATCTGGCCCCGATGGGTGCAGACACGCAGGCCAGCCTGGATGGCACTGCTGCGCAGGTAATCGAAGCAGACCCCACATCAGTGCTGCAGCTCGAACAGGTAGACGAAAGCAAGCCAGGCAGCGCTGGGCAATGGAAGCCAGGGGCAGACCCTGACGTGATGGGCAGGGCAGTGGCCAGGCTGCATGGGCGTGCCACCCTGTCTGCGGGTGGCAGTGACCTGGCCGTATATCGAAAGAGTGGAAACGCAGAATCGGCCTATGCCATGGCCATTACCAGAGAAATGCAGAGGGAAGCCCAGACAGCCATGGCACCCCGCATGCTGCCTAGTGACCGGCTGCTGATGCAGCGGGTAGCGCTGGCAGCGAACCTGGCCATCCCTGGGGTTTTCCCCATCGGGGCAGAGTGGCGAGTGCGTTATTTTGCACTGCCGCCCTCAAATGAGGAGCTAGACCGGCTGGCTAAAGCTGTGGAGCTGGGTGCACTGTCCATGGCTGACCTGCAGCTAGCGATTGACCCCTTCCTGTCTGCAGAGGAGCTGGCTGCTAATGCCGCCGTGGTATCCGAGTAAAGCCATGCAGGAGGCTGCCCAGCGTGCGCTGGAGCAGCGGGCAGAGCTGCCACCCAGCCGCAGAGGCATGACCGCTGTGGGCCTGGCCATGGCTCGTCTAATCGCTGGGGGCAAAGCGCTACAGCTGCGCGATGTGCGTAAGATTTTCGAATACTTCCCCAGGCATGAAGTGGACAAAGAAGCGCCAGGGTTCCGCAGGGGAGAGCCTGGGTACCCTAGCAAGGGCAGACAGGCATGGGATGGCTGGGGAGGCGACACAGCCAGGGGCTGGGCCAGGCGCATCCTGGCGCAGTATGATGAGGCATATCTAGCGGGCAGTGATGCCCGCAGGAGGCAGGGGTAATGGCAGAGGAGCAGGAGCAGCAGGCTGCAGAGCCTGTGAAGCGCGACAGAGCAGGCGAGCGCATCCAGGCGCTGGTGGGCGAACTGAAGGCAGCGAAAGAGACTATCCAGCTGCTGCAGGCTGACGCTGTAACGCAGGAGCGGGATGCCCTGGCGCAGCAGCTGCAGCAGCAGGCGGCCAAGCTGGAGGCGCTAAAGCAGAGCCACCAGGCCCAAGCTGCAGAGTGGCAGACCCAGGCCACTATGCTGCGCAGGGGCCTGACCAGTGACGAGGGGCAAGCCGTAGCCCTGGCGCTCTATGGCAGGCTGCCTGCAGAGGAGCGCCCTGCGCTAGCAGAGTGGATGGATGGGTGGCAGGCAGAGGGTGCCCAGATGCCTGCAGCCCTGGCCCCATACCTGCAGGCCCCTGCGTCTCCAGCCCCAGAGCTGCCTGCACCACCTAAGCTGCCAGGCAGGGCACCTGTGGGCGCACCTGGCGCGCTGGGCAGTGTAGACCCTGCCATCAGAGCCAGAGCAGCTGCAGGTGATAAAGAGGCCCAGCAGGCTCTGCGTGACCTGCTAGTCAGGTGGAAGGGTTGACAGCAGGGCAGCGGTCTGGTAGCCCTTAGGAAAGGAACAGCCCCCCCGATTCGCAGGCGTAACCTGCTGCAGTGGGCAGACTCCGAACGTCTCACACTGCACACAGAGGGGCTACCATGGCCACGAATAGCACTGGCTCTTTTTCTAGCATCCTGTCAGCTCAAGAGGCTGACCTTCGCTACCTGCTGACCATTGCAGACCGCGCTGGGATGTTTCAGCATCCTGTCTTTGCGGCGGGCTACCTTGGCCGCGCTGATATGTCTACCACGGTGCAGCGGCCTGTCTACGGCTTGGGCGCAGACCTGATGGCCGCAGAGACGGAGGGTGCTGGGGCCAGTGGTACGGCCATCAGCGACAGCACCGTTAGCGCCACTGTGGCTGGCCAGATTCTCACTCGCGAAAACACCAGCCTGCTGCGCAACGTGACGGGCGAAAGCCTGTCGCCGTCTGAGCTGTTCGGCATGGATATGGCTGTGGCTGCCAGCAGCCGGTTCCTGTCCATGGTCTGCACGGCCATGCAGAGCCTCACCACGAACCAGAGCACCACAGGTGTGGCGCTCACTGCGGCCACGCACTTTGCTGCTGTGGCGAAGTATCGCGCCCTGGGCAGCTTGGGTGTGGGTGCCTCTGGTGCGCCTGTGGCCGTCTACCATGTGAAGCAGGTTGGCGACCTTGAAACCAACCTTTTCACCAGCGCTGGTGGGCAGCTCCAGTATGGCGATGAAGCGCGCCAGATGGCTGCCTTCTCTGGTGGTGCGTTCCGGGGCTTTGTGAACGACGTTGCCATCTACGGCACCACGCGAGTGCCTACGGCTAATGCTGGGGCGGATTACGCTGGGGCGCTTCTCGGAGCTGGCAGCATCGTGTGGGCAGACCAGCTGCCTGCCATCGATGACCCCAGCCGCCAGGCCGTGCTGGGTGCAGGAGAGCTGCCCGCTGGCACTGTGCTCCCGCCCTTGCTGGCAGAGGTGGACCGCGATTCCAAGAGCGGCATCACTGCTGTGGTGGGTCGCATCTTCCTGGGTGTCAGCTACGGCCAGGAGATTGGCTGTAAGGTTATCACCGGCGTCTAATGCCGCTGGGCAGCTGCGCAGTGCTGGGGCTGCGCAGCTGCGCCACTCCACCCCCAGCGTCTAGGCAGAGGTAAACCATGGCACGCGCTAGAACAGCGGCAACGCAACCCCCACCACAGCCTGCGGCACCCTCGATGCCATGGGCAGCGCCTGGCAGTCTTTCACAGACCAGCACCAGGGCAGTGCTGCCTGGGGAGCGTGCGCACTACCTCTATCACATGCCTGGCCAGTATATGGCTCTGGCTGGCTGGTGCGTGCCGCAT